CGCCTCGGTAGTTGTACGGGCGCCCGTCCTTCAGGTAGCCGGTGCGTGGTCGCGCGTACAGGAGTCCGTCAAACACGTGGTCCACGGAACCACCTTCGGTCGCGGAGCTGCTGGTGACGTAGGCTGACCACACGAACTTGGGGCTTCTGGCACGGACCCGGTAGAAGTAGCTCGCGTTGCCGTTGAAGTTGTGGTTGAAGAACTCGCCTTGCGTCTGCCCGAGTACCGTGTACGGCCCCGCGCCCGTAGTCGCATACTCCACGCTGCTCATGGCGACCGCTGCCGGGTTCGTGTTCTCCCACGTGAGCCGATTGCCGTTGGCCGACGGGGTGACGACCAGGTTGACCGGGGTCGGAGGCGTGTCGGGAATCTCAGCGCCTTCACCTAGCACGTAGGTAGTCGCGTTGACGTTGGCCAGCTGCTCCTCACCGCTGTCAAAGAGATTGAACGCGGTGAACTTGACGTATACCGTCTTACCGATGAGGCCAGGGTCGAACGCCCAACGGAAGAAGTTGTCGTCGATGCGCAACCACGGAGCGCCGCTCGCGTGACTCGCGATCGTGGTTCCGTACTGCCCTCGGCGAAGGTAGCCGTTGCCAAGCGTGTACTGGTTCGTTGCGACCAGGGTCGTCGTCTCGTAGCTGATGAGCTCCTCGTCTACGAGCATGAGGGTCTGGTTCTGGTCGGCGTCGGTCTGTGAGCCACCGTTCAACTCACCACCTTGGCCGTCTAGCTGGACGCTGAAGCTGTTCGCCGTGTCGGGATCGCTGCCGCTCGCGAGCGCGCTCGTCGTCTGCCCGTAGCGGCAACCTGGGCGTACGGTTCCGGCGAAGTGGTAGGAGGTACCGTCTAGGCTGATCCACACGTTCGCGCCGCCCCAGTTCTTGCCGACGCCGCTCACGCCGAGCCACAACTCGGGCTGCTGCGTCTCTGTGAGGAACTGGGGAGCGCGGAAGATCGCAGGAGCCGCCGTGGTGTCCGGCGCGGCGTTCGTGTCGAGCGCGGTCGCAGCCGCAGCCTCAAGCGCCTGGTTAGCACCCTCGCTGACCCCAGCCGGAAACTCCTGTGCGGTGAACTCAATGGTTCCCTTGTCGCCCTCCTTCGTGGAGATGATACGCACCGGCTCATTGGTGAGACCGACCGACGGTTCAGTCAGCGTGACGACGTCGCCCGGCTCCAGGTCAAAGTTCTCAAAGCTGGTCCTGAAGCTGAACGTGTTGCGGATGTACAGGTTGCGCTGCAGGATGCGCTGAGCCACCTGCATGGCCAGGGCGCCGTTAGTGATCGCGTGCGCCTGGATCGTCTCGAGAGAACGCACGCCGCGCGCGTCGATGTCAGACTGATCCTTGGCTTCGGCGACGCTGGTTCGGTAGTTGTTCGCCCGGTCGATGTATTCAACCCTGATGCAGTTATACAGGTCGCCGAGCGGTTTGCGTTCTATGGTAACCGGGGCATCACCGTCGCCAGGCATGAAGTCGGCCGGACCCAGGTCACGCACGCTCGTCGTGTCCGGGGTGTAGGTAACACCGTTACCGGTCTTGGCCTGGTCAGACCACGGCAGCACGGTGAGTGAGCCACCTGACCAGTAAGCCGTCGAGTTCGTGATGGTCAGCAGGTCCTTCAGCAAAGAGATCATCGTCTTCTCTTCACTGATGACCGGGCTGATGAAGATGCCATTCGCGGTGCAGTAGTCTTTGAACTGCGTGAGGCTTCCGAGGTAGCTGAAGTCGATGCCGTGGGTCTGGCTCGTCATGAGGTCAGTCACGATGGCAGACGGTTCAGCGTCGTCAATGGTGCCCGCATTAAACGGCAGCATCCCGTACACCTCAAACGTCAGGTTCGGGATGTTGGGAGAGCTGCCGAGCTTGATGTTGAGACACGCGACCCACGCCACGTACGGGTAGCTCAGCGCGTCACTCGTGACCGGTGACCCTGACAGGTGTGACCAAGGCGTCTGCCCTGCCGCGCCTGCCTTGAACGTACCGTTGATGTCACTGAGTGACAACGTGCCACTGCCCTTCCAGATGGTGCCGAGCTTGGTGACCGGACCCTCACAGAGTGCGAGCTGGAAGCTCGAGCTGTACGTGTACGTCGTGGAGTCATTGCCACCGCCGCCCTTGCCGACCTGTTGCTTGTGCGCAACTGCCTGGAAGTCACCCGTCCAGATGACGTTGCCTGGCACGCGGGCACGCCCGTACACGATAGGAAGACCCTTGCCGAACGAGGACGACTGAACCTGCACGCCGTTCGCGCGCTGGGCCTGCGTCGCCATCGGCGTTCCCTGGCCGGTACCTAACAAGCTACCCATCAGAAGGCACTCCAATAAGAATGTGGCTTTGCAAGCCGGTCTGCGAGTGCGTCGCGTTCGGTGTACGTGACGGATTCCGCCTGGAGGAACGCGTGGATAACGAGCTCGTCGTCAACAACGATCGCGACGTGGCTAACGCATCTGCCCCACTGATAGAGCGCGATGTCTCCGGGCAACGGCTCGACTACCGGATGGGCGTAGCGCTTCACGATGTTGAGCATGCGTTCCTCGTCACGGTGCAGGAACCAGTCGGGTGGATATGGCCGTGGGTCAATCCAGGGGACCAAGCCTGCCTGGTAGTAGACGCTGCACAAGAACATCGCGCAGTCCACGCCGATGCCACGCGCAACCTGGGCATGCTTCCAGGGCGTACCGATCCAGCTCCTCGCTACTGAGAGGACGACGAACCGGCGCGGGTCTAGCTCTGCTCGCTCCATGCCGTTACCTCATCATGAGTCCGCCGCCAGCACCGGGGCGCTTGCGCATGCCGCCACCACTGCCACCACCTCCGCCTCCGCCGCCGTTTCCACCGCTGCTGCCTCCGCCACCCTGGCCGGTGTAGAGGTCGTTGGGGTCCGGGATGTACGGGAAGCCGCGGAAGTGCGTGATGTTGTTGAACGTACCGTTGCAGGTAGGGCGCGTCTTGTCGCAACCGGCGATCGCATCCAAGGCGTCACCCTGCGCAGGAACCTGGTACAGAGGGTACGCGAGCGTGACCACGCCACCGGTGTAGTCCTTGACCTGGCGAACCTGGCCAGCGTTAGCGCCGCTCGTGAACTTGATCTTACCGAGCGTGAAGTAGCCGTCGGGTTTGCTGACTCCCGAGAGCGTAAAGCTCGTCGCTGAAGCGCCTGCTCCGACCGTTCCGCTCGAGGTAAAGTTAGCCGCGAGCAACCCACACACGCCGTCGTACAGCGTGTTGGAGCACTGCGGTAACTGGTAGGTGCGCGGGAACGTTGCCTTTAGCTGGGCCAGGGCCGACTCTACCGTCAGCTCCACCGTCTTGCCGTGGACCGAGACATCACCCACGAGGCCGGTGAAGTACTCAGTGCTGCCGACCGCCGTGTTGGACCAACTGTCTGAGACGAAGCGATCCAGGCGCACCTCGGCCAGGTCAAACATGTTCTGCCACGCGGCGGTCACGATCGGCGTTCCGTTGATCAGTGTGCCGCCGTCGTCGGTAACGGTCAACTTCAACTCGTCGATGCCTAAGCCCAGCTTGAAGGTGACGGTGTCGCGCTGGATGGGCGGACCAACGTTGAACGCGGTGCCGCCTACGGTGAGCGCCTGTTGCGAACTGGTCCAGTGAAGCACGGTTCCGTTGGACAAGGTGATCGTCCAGAGGTCGGCAAGCACGTACGGCGGTCCGTTCGCGAGCACGGTCTTGAGCGCGGCACTTAACGTTCTCACTTGTAGGTCCTCAAGATGACTGACTTCGTTGAGTACAGCAGGTGCATGAACTCGTCGAAGTCCTGCGACCCCTGCTTGAAGCGGCACTTGTAGTAGTACTGCCCGGACCAGGTAAGCGCCGCGCCGTTGGCCGGGGCGCTTACGAACGTGACCCAACCAGGCGACGGCGACTCGAAGGTGGCCGCGACCGCGCCGCCGTTCACGTACGCGGTGCGCGCGCCGAACGAAGAATCAACCGGCACCGCCGTACCAGGGTTGGCCTGGAAGAGCTGAAACGACGTGGTCGCGCCGTCGCCTGATCCGATGCCCTGGGCGCTTACGGTGTCGTCACCCGGACCCGCGTCGAAGTAGAACCCGGTAAGGTCGCCACCCATCTCAACGAAGAGGCCCTCGAGCAGCTTCAGGTCCGCCGCGCTCAGGTAGTCGTAGCTCAACGCGAACTCGAAGAGCGGGTACTGCATGTACGTGGCCGTCACCACGCGCCCGGTTACCGACTCCGTCTTCAGGTTCTTGAAGATTGGCGTGCGGGTTACCGGGAACGTGAGGCCAGCGAGTGACGGGTAGACGTTCATGGTGCCATGAATACTCCGTTGCGTGAGGCTCGCGACAACGCCGCCGCGAGCGCGTCCTGGTTGTCAAGGAAGAACCGCTTGACGCCTGCCGCATCAACCGCGTGGATATGCCAGTTATGCGTAGCGCCGCCGCCCGCGCCGCCCTGCCCGATCATGTTCCGAACGCCCTCGGCGAGTGGTGCGGGGAGGATCATCTCGTTCTTGTGCACCATCGCCATCTGATCCTCGGGCACGTTCGCCCAACCGCCGGCGGCAGACGCCACACGCCCGGCCCAGGAGGCGATCAGGGCGCCGGCGGCGATCGCCATCGCCGGGGCGAGGAACGGGCCGACGTACGGGATCCCGGCGATCGCGGAGTAGACCTCGGTCATCACCGCCCACATCCGCATCAGGATCTGCTTCGTAACCGTCGCGGCGGTCGAGAGCAGGCTTTTCTTGTTCGCCGCCTCCTCGACCGCGGTCCGCGCGGTCGCGCCAGCGACCGTGGCGCCGGTCATCGCGATCTGCGTCGCGAGCCAATGCGCGACCATCTTCACCCCCATGTCGATGAACTCCGCAAGGATCGACTGGAAGATATTCCGCGCCGCGTTATGCCAGGTCGTCGTGCCGCGGATCAGTCCCTTCACGGACTGGTCGACGGCGTTCGTGACCGCGGAGAAGATCTGCAGCCAATGCTGCTGAACGTCGCGCACCATCTGGTTGTTCAGCTTCTGGACCCGCAGCGCGTGCTGCTGCTCAAGCGCATCGATCGCGAGCTGCGTGCGCTTCGTATCGAGTTTGTCCTTCTCGTTAAGGGCGAGCTTCTTATCGAGCGCCGCGAGCTCGATCTTGTACTTCTCGTCCTCGAGCTTTATCAGGCCGCGGGTTTCCTCCGCTGCCGAGATCTGTCCGAGCGCGCGGAGCTGATCGAGTTCCTGGCGCTTGGAGGCGACCCGGGCGAGCGCCGACTGCTTCGCCTGCTCGACGTCGAGCTCGTCGAGTTGCTTTTGCTGCGCCTCGTACTGCTGCTGCGCGGTATTCATGCGCCGTAGCGCATCCTGGTACTCGGTCGACTTCTCGCCGAAGAGGATCTTCGACTCCGCGACCTCGGCGCGTGCGATACCGAGCCGCTCGAGGCTCGCCTTCTGCGCCGCCTGAAGCTGCGTCTGCATCGCGGCCATCGTGTTCTTCTTATCGCCCTCGGATATACCGGTACTCGCTGCGTGGCTTACGCCGGCGCCGGCCGGGGCATTCGGGATCGCTGCCTCGTTCGGGCTGATATTCCAGACGGCGCCCATCTTCTTCGAAGCGCTCGACCAGGCGTCGCTGATCTCGGAGGCCGCGGCGATCCAGTTCGCCTTGATGTCGTTACCGGCGGTCGTTCCGGTTTTCCCCATGTAGGAGAGATCGCCGCTTAACCGCTTGAGCTGCCCCTGGAGATCGCCGCCGGTAAATGCGCTCTTGAATGCCGCCCCGGTCTGCCCGAGCGCATCCTTCGCGGCGGCGAAGTGCCCGGTAAAGGCATCCTTGAACGCCGCCCCGATATTCGAGAACCCCTCACGCGTCTTGTAGACGAAGTTCCCGATTACCTGCATGAGAAGGTCGAAGGCGTGCGCGACGATATGCGCCGCGCCGACGATCTCGTGAAAGCCGGCGACGATCGCCTGGATCACCGTCCGGATGATCGCGAAGATCAGCGTGAACTGCGTCTTTACCGTCGCTGCGAGCGCTTCGAAGACCGTAACGACGGCGTTGACGACATCGCGGAGCCAGGTAAAGTGATCCCCGGTATCGCCGACGGATTTGTTCAGCGGGTCGAGTACCTGCATCACTTTCGTGATTTGGTCGATCATCGCCGTGAGCGCACCGATAAATCCGTCGCCGGCGTTCTTCGTCGCTTCGAAGATAGCGGTCTTGAATCGATTGATCGTCGCGTTCAGGCCACCGACGGCGCCCTTGAGCGCGTCGCTGTGTCCGGCCCATTCGTTAAGCCCCTCGGCCATTTTCGGAATCAGCTCACTCGCGGTAATCTGCCCGGACTTCAGGAGCTTGTCGAACTGCTGCTCGGTGACGCCGAGGGCATTACTCGCAATCTTGAGCCAGGGGACGCCCGGGAGATCCTGCGAGAGCATCCGCTGGAACTGGCGAGTGCGAACCGTTCCCATCGAGATCATCTCGTTAAAGGCGTACATCACCCGCTGCTGGGCGTAGGTCTTGGCGTGCATGATGTCGAAGGTCTTCGCCAGTCCCAGGTACAGGCCCTGGATAGACTGGACGCTGATGTTTTGCCCCTGGGCGGCGGCGAGCATCATCCCGAACTGCTGGCCGGCTGTGCGCAGGTTGATGCCGAGCGACATCGAAAGCTGCGTAAGCCAGTTCAGCATGTCGCCGGCGCCTTTCGCGCTCCCGGTTCCAGCCTCGAGCGTGTAGAACATCTGCTGGAAGTCGATATTCGCGTCCACGATGTGCTTGACGGCGTCGCCCCCGAGGTAAGCGGCGAAAAGACCACCGAGGCCGGCTAACGCGCCTTTAACCGAATCGAGCGCGGCGGTCATCCGGGTGGTGTTCTCCTCGACGACTCCCGCGGCCTCGCTCATCTGGGCGCGAAAGCCCTCGAGCGACGCGCGGATTTCGACCAGTAGTGTGTCGGTGGCATCAGACATGGCGCGCCTCCTGGTCTATACTTGGGCTGCTCACCCTGGGGGAAAAACGATGGCGAAGGCTTCGATTTGTCCGAATTGCGGCACCACGGGCGTCCCAAAGACCTTCACGAAAGGCAGCATCCTGATAGAGCTCGTCCTGTGGCTTCTTTTCCTGATCCCGGGCCTCATCTACTCGCTGTGGCGCGTTTCTAGCCGCTACAAGGGATGCAGGCAGTGCGGGGCGACAAACCTCGTCCCGCTCGATAGCCCGCGAGGCAAACGCCTCGCCTCGGAGCTCGGTACTCAGCCCTGATTTCACGGTTTCGAAAGCACGGTATCGGCCGCCTCTTGGGAGACGAGGCCGGCGCCGATCATGTCCTCGATCGTGGGATTTACCAGGACATCGTCTCGACCCTGCTCGGGACTCGAACCGCCGAGATCCGCGCCAAGCAGA